TTTGAAGTCGGAAAAGAAATTATAACATTTAAGTTTGGAGATTTCAAAGATTTGAAGAAAAAAATTGACTATTATCTAGAACACGATGAAGAGAGAGAAAAAATTAGAATAGCTGGATTTGAGAGGACTAAAAAAGACCACACTTATAAAAATCGTTGGATTAAAATTTTAGAAACTATTTAATGAAACTTTTTTATTTTACAAGTGATAAACCAGTCAATCTTGGCGATGCTTTATCTCCTGTAATACTTGAAAACTTTACTGAACATAAATCAGAATTAGCCAGTAGTGACGAAAGTGGTAAATTGCTTTTAGTTGGTAGTCTACTGGATATTGTCAAAGATAACGATACGATATGCGGTATCGGCTCTAATAAGCCAAATTTTACTCTTGAAGCCAATGATACGATGCGTTTTATTTCTGTTCGTGGACCACTAACTAGGTTTCAAATTAAAGGTGCTGATGTACCAAAAAATTATGGCGATCCAGCACTTCTACTTCCATTGATGTACTTCCCAAAAATTGAAAAGAAAAAAAAGACTGGAATTATCCCCCATTATGTTGATAAAAAGTATTTCACAAAAGACCAAATTATTGACATTGAGCAAGACTATAAAACATTTGTCGACCAGATATTAGAATGTGATGAAATAATATCATCTTCGCTTCATGGGATAATAATAGCCGAAGCTTATGGTATCAAGACAAAATGGGTAATGTATGGCGACAAAATAGAGGGTGGGGAATTTAAGTATCAAGATTACTTTTTGGGAACTGGTAGACCTATCCAACAACAAAATAAAATATTAGATCCAATTGAAAATTTAAAAGAAATTCAAAAAAAAATAATTTTTAATTTAAACCAGTTATGAAAAATGTAGTTTGGTTATCATTAAGAAGTGAAACACCAGCGAGAGGTTATTGGGATCAACATTTATTCGAATTAGCTTTTAAAGACTATAATCATTCGTTAGAAATTACCGACCAAAAAGAAGCGATTGTAATAATTCCGGGAGCATATCAAGCATATTTAATTGACGAGATTAATCAAGAATTATCAAAGCTAGATAAATGCGTTGTTATTATTACCAGCGATGAAGAAAACAATTTCCCGATTGATAAATTAAGTCATAAGAATATGAAAGTTTTTGCGACATATCCAACAGTACAAATGGAAAATGTTGGTTGGTTGCCGATAGGTTATCCTCCACACGCTAGAATGAAAAAACATTACAAGGATATAGATTGGTTTTTTGCTGGTCAAGTCAATCATGAAAGCCGAAGGTTAATGGTTGAAAATGTTAAGGATATTCCAAACGGACAGTTGCATATTTCTGGTGGCTTTGCACAGGGGTTAGATCATGAAGAATATTGTAAGCTAATGTCAAGAAGTAAGATTGTACTATGTCCTAATGGTAATATTTCCCCTGATTCATTTAGGCTTTACGAAACATTAGAGGCTGGTGGTATACCAATTGTTGAAAGTGAATTTTTTAATAAGATGTTTAAAAACGTGCCATTCCCTATTGTCGGCAATAGTTTACAATGGAGAGATGCAATTGTAATGTTACTTCAAGACTATAACCGTTATCAATTAATAGTCAACAAATGGTGGAAACTTACAAAGATTAATTTATTTGATATGCTAAGAAGTTTATGAATATAAAATTTGTAATACCAGTAATTATTGAAAGTATAACCGATAAGTGTTTAGAATCTTATGATTTAGATTGGTCGCAACTTATTTTAGTTGATAATTCTAAGAAAGGATTTTGTAAAAAGTATCTCGATAAAGGTGCAGAGATTAGGTTTCATCCTGAAAATTTAGGTGTTGCTGGTAGTTGGAATTATGGTATTAGGTCAGATGCTGATTTTTTATGGATAATATCATCATCTCTTATATTCAACAAAGGATTTTCTGAATTAATCGAGAAAACAAAAGAGGCTAACGAATATGGACTTTTAACCGATGAAGCGTGGCATTGTATTGGATTTACTCGAAAGACATTTGATAAGGTTGGAATGTTTGATGAACAGTTTTATCCCGGTTATTATGAAGATAATGATTTTGGATATAGGCTAAAATTGGCTGGTATTCATAATCATCCAGATTTCCCAAGTTTGCCAAAAGTTAAAATTGATGTTACTTGTCAAGGAACAGCTACTACACTAAAATCAAGAATAATTAATGTTAGATTTGATTTACTTCAAGATTACTATAAACGAAAATGGGGTGGACTTCCCGGAAATGAAAAATTTATTATTCCGTTTAATCAGGAGGTAACATGAATAATTTAGGATTAATTGTACGTGGCGACTTTTCTGGTTTAGGTAACCAGACTCGAAGAATGACATATTTACTCAAACCACAGCGATTGTTATATATTGACTCGACTTCATTTTCCAAAAACAAAGCTCAAAATTTAGATTGGTATAGTGGATTTTCTGGTTACATAGTCAAAGGATTTCCAAGTGATAGAGAATTAAGAATTTTTTTGCGAGGACTTGATAGTTTTACTACTTGTGAAACTGCTTATAATTACAATGCTTATACCATAGCTAGACAAATGCGGATTAAGTCATCGTGTGTTATCAATTACGAATTTTGCGATTATTTAGTCAAACCAGAGTTACCAAAGCCAGATTTATTCATTATGCCATCATATTGGAAACTCGACGAGATGAAGCAAAGATTTGGTGATGATAAGGTGATATATTTACCACCACCGATTGATCCAAATGAGTTTAAGGAAGCCAGAGAGGTTAATTTCAAGCGAAAAGGTGCAAAAAGATTTTTACATATGGTTGGAACGCTAGCCAGTAATGACCGAAATGGAACGCTTGACCTACTTGAAGCTCTAAAACACACTAAAGCAGATTTTGAATTGGTTATCCATTCTCAACAAGAATTACCTCGTGAGTATATGGTAGACGATAGACGTGTTAAATACTCAATGCGAAACGTAGAGAACACTAGCGACTTATATAAGGACTTTGATGCCTTGATACTTCCTAGACGATATGCGGGGCTTTGCTTACCCACTAATGAGGCATTGATGTCGGGGCTTCCAGTTATAATGACAGATACCTCACCGAACAATGAATGGTTGCCAAAAGAATGGTTGGTTAAGTGTAAGAAAATAGGCGAATTTATGACTCGAACAATGATTGATATTTATGGCTCTGATATTAAAGAGTTAGCCAAAAAAATTGATTGGCTTGTTAATCAAAGTGATGATATTAAAATCCAAGCATTTGATTTGGGATATTCAAATTTTAGCGAGTCAGTATTGTTACCAAAATATCAAAACATATTATGACGACGACAATTATCTTACCTCTATCTCGTAAAGACTATTTGAATAGAATTTTTATGATGTTAGAAATGCTTGATTGTGATAGAGCTTACACTAACCTATTGGTTTATGTTGATGGTTCATTAGAGTTATTTCAAGAAACCAGAAATTTGGTAGTCAATTCAAAGTTTAGAGAACGTCTTTGTGTTTATCGTAGAAAAGGGATTGGCAGTGTATCATCAGTTTTAAGACGTAGACAAAGGATAGCCGATATTCATAACGAGATAAAAGACTTAATCAAAGAAACTGATTTTATATTCTTAATTGAAGATGATACTTTATTTCCAAGTAACACGTTAAAGAAAATGTTATCAATCGCTTATATGAAAAAATACTTTGGTTTTATATCAGGTGTTGAAGTTGGGCGTTGGGGTTTGACTCATATTGGTGGTTGGACAGTAGATGATATTTATAACACCAAAGAAATTATCAGCATTAAAAAAGGAACTGGAGTTGTCGAGGTTGATGGTGCCGGACTTTATTGTTGCTTAACTACTAGAGAAAATTATATGAAGAATATATTTAAGCCATACGACAAAATTCTTGGACCAGATTTTGATTTCGGAATTAACTTGCGACAAAGGGGATTAAAAAATTATCTTGACTATTCAATCGAGTGCCAACATTTGAATAAGAAAGAAATACTAACTGTATCAAACTCTAAAATCGTTCAAGTTAAATTTGAAAAATCAGATGATGATTGGAAGATGAAAATACTTGACGATAACTAGATTTGCGGTTATTGTAGGGTGTCCCCCACCCCGCTGGGTGTCCCCATATTTTCTTGTTTTTGGGTATAAAATAGGGGAGTAATTAGAGTGGGGGAGTGGTATCTAGGCATAAAAACCACTAGAATTATGCTATAATTAAGTATTAAATAAATTAAAAATTCGGTAATTATTAACTATATCAAACTATAACATTATGGAAATAGATAAAATAAAAATCAATCCAAACAATCCTCGTTTTATTAAAGACGAAAAGTTTAAAAGTCTAGTAAAATCTCTAATTGAACTGCCAGTAATGACTGAATTAAGAGAGATTGTAGTTGATGAAGATAATGTAATTATCGGAGGCAATATGAGATATCGTGCTGCCAAAGAAGCAGGTTGGAAAGAAATACCAACTAAGGTATTTACAAGGGCAATGGCAGATGAAAATAACAAGCTAACAAATCAAACCAAAACTTATGAACAGTATTGTAAAGAGATAATGGTAAAGGATAATGTAAGTGGTGGTGAGTGGGATTGGGAATTATTATCATCTCAATTTGAAAAAGAGGAACTGGAAGATTGGGGATTGCCAGTATTACAAACAAATTTTGATGATATTGATGGATTTTTTGAAAGTGGATCGAGTACTGATGATAAAAAGAAAAAACAAATAACTTGTCCAAAATGTGGAGAAGTAATTGAATTATGAAACTTTACTTAGCTGGTAGTGGTTGGATTTTTCTTTGGGACAATAAAAAGTTTTATAATTTTAATCGTCTTGAAAGTTTTGGTTATATTGATAAAAAAGAGTTTCCATTAATAAAACTTTATAATAACTTTATTCTTGATTCAGGTGCTTTTACTTATCTTAACAATTCAAAGGAAAGTATTGATTGGGAAAAGTATATAGATAGTTATGCTAATTTTATAGTTAAGTATAATGTTGATAAGTTTATTGAGTTAGATATAGATTCTGTTGTTGGCTTAAAAGAAGTAGAAAGATTAAGAAACCAATTAGAAAAAAAAGTTGGTAGAAAGTGTATGCCTGTTTGGCATAAATCAAGGGGAAAAGATAATTGGATTAAAACAGTTAAAGAATACGATTATGTAGCAATAGGTGGAATTGTAACAAAAGAAATTAAATCAACAGAATATAACCATTTTCATTACTTAATTAAAATAGCCCACGAAAATAATTGTAAAGTTCACGGATTAGGATTTACAAACTTAAAAGGATTAAAAGAATATAATTTTGATAGTGTAGATAGTACAAGTTGGTTGTCAGGAAATCGTTTTGGTTCTATCTATAAGTTTAATGGGGAAACAATGCTAAAGTTTGATAAGAAATTAGGACAAAGAGTAATAACTCATAAAACAGCTATGAACAATTTTGAAGAATGGGTTAAGTTTGCTAATTATATGGAAAAAAATGATATAATTAGATAATTAATAATTATAGAGGAAACCTATGAAAAAACCGATAAATCAATTGACAAAAAGTCAATTATACGCAGTATTAACTGGTATTTTTACTGCATCTTTAATTATTTCAAATATACTTGCTTTTAAAGTATTTAGTTTTGGAAAATATATACTACCAGCAGCAGTTATTATGTTTCCTATCGTATACATAATAAACGACGTTCTATCTGAAATATACGGTTATACAAAAGCTAAGATGGCAATTCTAACAGGATTTGCTATGAATTTAGTCGCTGTAATCGCTTACACAATCGCAATCAAACTTCCTGCTCCGATATTTTTTGAAGGACAAAGTGCTTTTGCTATGGTTCTATCAACAAGTTTTAGAGTCTTAGTTGCTAGTTTACTTGCTTACTTAGCTGGTGGATTAGTCAATGCTAAGGTATTGGTTAAAATGAAAGAAAGTAGCAAAGGTGGTATGTTAGCAAGGTTTATGGCTTCAACATTTTTTGGTGAGTTTCTCGATAGTATAATTTTTATAACTATCGCATTTGGATCATCTGTTCCCATTATTCAAATACCAATGATGATAATCGTTCAAGCATCAGTAAAAACATTATATGAAGCTATTATGTTTCCTATAACTAAAAGAGTAGTATTATCAATTCAAAAATTAAAAGACTAATGAATTTCAAAAAATTAATAGATGCTTTAATATCAACTAATTGGAAAGAATTTTTTTTAGCTATATTAGTTGGTGCTATATTAGGATTTATTTTTTCTAAATTAAAGTTACCCGCTCCCGCTCCATTAGTACTTGTTGGTATCGCTGGTATTATTGGAATTTGGATAGGATATACAATTGCATAATTAAAAAAATATGACTACACAACAAGACAATATGAATAGAAACCCTACTGGCAAAGGTGGCTTTGGTGACCATCCTGAGAATAGAAATCCCGGTGGTTGGAAACCTGAATATACTTATAGCTATCAATGTCGTCGTTTTATGAATATGACAGTAGAAGAATTTAAGAATTGGATTAACATAACACCAGAAAAAGAAAGGACAATGATAGAGGAACAAGCATATAATGCTGTACTAAAAGCTAGGACTAAACTTGATTATCTAAAAGAACAAAATGATAGGACTGAGGGGAAAGCTCCTCAAACTGTAATTGTCGATGGCGGATTTTTTAGTAAAGAAAAATTAAAAGTGGAGGTTGTAGATGAACAACGAAATACAACTGAAACTGAGTAAAAAACAAATCTTCACATTAGGTTTACTAAATGACCAATTAGTAGTCGACTTACTTTATGGTGGTGGGGCGGGTGGTATGAAAAGCTGGACTGTTTGTTTATGGATGGTAATACAATGCAGAAACTATCCCGGAATTAGAATAGGACTTGGAAGAAAGGAAATCAGCCGATTAAAACAAACCACACTTATTACATTACTTCGTGAAGTACACCCAAAACTTGGAATAACAGAAAAAGAGTACACTTATAACGATAGGAAAAATACTGTTGATTATATTAATGGCTCAAGTATTTTATTGGTAGACCTTGCTCCCGAACCATCTGATCCAAACTTTGATAAATTCGGGTCATTGAATTTAACTCATGTGGTAATAGAAGAAATAGGTGAGGTTGTTAAAAAGGCTAGAGATATTTTTGTATCAAGAAAAAATCGTTATCTAAATACTGAATATGGAATAGTTGGGAAGTCAGTTGCTACTTGTAATCCATCTCAGAACTTCGTTAAAGCCGAATATTACAATCCATATAAGACACTAGGTGGTGGTGAGTATCAAAAATGGGAATATGGCAAGGTATTCATCGATGGTGAAGAAAAAGTCGCTTACAGGGCATTTGTGAGGTCATTAGTAACCGATAATCCGTTCATTGACCAGAATTACACCGAGTCATTAAGACATTTACCTGATGCCGAAAGAAAACGTCTATTAGAGGGTAATTGGGATTTTGAAGATACCGATAAAATAGTTTTCAAGCCATTAATGTTAGAAAGGGCATTGACTGATAAGGTGGAAAAAGGTGCTAGATATATTGGAGTTGATATTGCCGATACTGGAAGCGATAAAACTGTTATGTCATTAGTAGAGAATAACGTGCTTATAGAACAGAAAACTGTAACAGTAGACAAAGCCGAAGCGATAGGAGAGCAGATAGCACTTGAAATAATTAAGTATGCTCAACAAAATGGGCTTGATAATCGGACTGCCAAACAGATAGGAATTGATGCCAATGGTGTCGGTGCTTCAACAAGGGATTTTTTGCGTAGTAAAGGTTGGTTTACTAAAGAATTTATTGCTGGTGCTGGTAGTAAACTTAACTTTAAGAATATCAGAGGCGAGGCAATATGGACTATGAGTGAATATATGGATAGAGGTGATTTTATGATACATCGAGGACTTGATACTTGGAACATATTAAAAGACCAGTTAGTGGCTCATCAATATTCAACCGAAGAACGTCAAATTTTAATCAATCCAAAAAAAGACATTAAAGCCACGCTAGGCGTATCACCTGATTACGCAGAAAGTCTTTATATTGCATTTTGGACGATTTTCGGTGATAATGATAGTAGATATAACACTAATAGAATTGTGTTTTAATTATGAAAAATAAAATACTAAATAACATCAGAATAAAGATTGCCAGTTTAATCAATCCAACTAATAACTCAATGTCGTTACCAAAGAGCTTTCTGCGATATGGTAACAAAAAAATGTTTCCAAATTGGACTGATGTAGAGATTAGTGATAGAGACTTATATTCTGGTTATTCTTATGCTGCGATACGAAATAGGTCAAACAAGGTTGCCAAAACAGCTATTGATTATGTTTATACAGACTCTAATGATGATAAAATGCATCCTTATTTACAACTTATTGATACTTCACAAACATTTAGTGTTTACCAATTTTGGAACACAATATCTACATATCTTGATTTAGAGGGTGTGTTTTATTTAATGGCTGTAAGAAGCGTAATAACGTCTGATACTGGTGTTAGTAGATATGGTTATGTAAAAGAATTTAAACTACTTAATCCGTATAATATAAGACGAGTGTTGGATAAAGACACTATGACTGTTGCTGGATATGTAGAAACTAAAAGTGGAATGAGTCGAGAAATACCACCCGAAATGATTATTGATATTCGAGAGTTAAATCCTTTTAGTGATAATGAACCATTTGCTTTAACTGATGCATTAAAAGAAAGCCAGTTTACATTAAAAACATCTGGCGATTATACAAGGCATACTCTAAAACATAATATAAATGCTCCCGGAATTTTAACTACTGACGTAATACTAGACGATAAAGAATTTACTAACTTTGTTGAAAGGGTTAAGAGTCATACAAAAGGTGAGCCTCTTTTTGGTAATGGTAGTGGTGCTATTAATTGGAGTGATATGAATATCGACTTGTCAAAGGCTGCTCTTAAAGATATTAACGAACAAAATCGTGAAACTTTATTTTCAGTAGCTGGTATGTCTAAGACAACAATGGGAATTGAACAATCTGGGGTTACTAGGGAAACATCGAAAACTCAATCCGATTTACTAATTGAATATCATATATTACCTAGAATACAGCTTATTATTGACGCACTTAATCAAGACTACAAGACAAAATACAATGATGACTATACTCGAAATGAATATAAAATAGCCGTACAAGATCCGACAGCAAATGATATGGACAAATCAATCAAACAAGTCGATTTAATGGATAAGAAATTATCTCTATACGACAAATTACTCGCACAAGGTTATGACGAGGAAACATCAGCTAAATATGTAGAAGATGAAATCGGAGTTTCTTTATTGCCAAAAGTTGANNAATATGTTAATGACGAAATTGGTGTTGATTTGTTACCAGAGGTTGAAAGACCTGTTGTAGTAGAAAAACCAGTAGAAGATAACTCGGTTAAAAATGAAGTTGATCCAAAAGAACGGACAGGTCTTATTCAACAACAGCAAGGTTCATTACAAAATGCGGTAGTCAATATTGAAACTGAATTGGTAGCTGATTTTATTGCTGGTGTTAGAAAACTAACCGCCAAAACTATTAATGCAATTGATAGCGAAACTAACCCCGATGATTTTGTTAACAAAAAAGACCAAAAAGAAAAGATTAATGATTTGGCAGTAGTATTACTTGGATTTTATGGAGTGATAATGAATTGGAAAGCATCTGAGGTTATGAGGTCTAGGACAACTAAATATGCATTAGATGGAGTGTTTAACTTGAATAATGATGTTAAAAAATACATTAAAAATCTAAGTAAAAATGTAGCAGAAAGTCATATTGAAACAGTAATGGACGACTTGTACAAAATAGCTTATGAAGCAGCTCAAAAAGGTATGTCGCAAATTGAAATTATCAATGAGATTAAGAATAAATACAGCTATGATATATCAGAAACTAGAGCCAAGACTGTCGCTAGAACTGAAACCAACAGGGCGTTTACTAGAGCTCAATATGAAGCTGATAAACAATTTGTCGAACAGAATGGTTTAGGAGGAAAAGTATTTAAACAATGGCACACCAGATCGGATAATCCTTGCGAATTTTGTCAAGCATTAGAAGATGAGGGATTAGTGCCATTTGAAGACACATTTAGGGACATCGGTCAAAGCATAACCGTTGATGGTAAATCACTTGATGTTAATTTTGAAAGCCTTGAAGCTGGTAATGCTCACCCAAATTGTTCGTGTGATTATGAGTTGGTTATTAAATAATGTTATAATTAACTATGAACATAAAACTACTTCAAAGACTTTATGATAATCCACACTACAAAATGAGCGATGAGCAAATGAGAGAGTATCTTGAGAAAATAAGAAAACCAATGATTTCATTCGGTACTCCCGAAGTAGAAAAAAATATATTTGCAAAACACGAGACAAATGTAGTAAAATCAAAGTATGAAACTAAAAAAACATCAAAATCTTTTCCGAATCGATCTAAACGCAATCAGTGATGACGGTGATGGTAAGATTACATTTACTAAACCATTAACAATAACTGACGACACAGAGCAAAGAAACGGTACTAAATACGATATTAAAACAATGGATATTTCCGAATATGACGGTGTTTTAACTATCAATCATTCTTCAGATGTCCAAGATATTGTCGGTAATACATTTGGAGTTAAAAAAGTAGCAAACCGCAGAGTTACGGTTGATGGAATTAAATTTGCTATTAAAGAAAATGCTAATGCAATATTTGTTTACAATATGATAGTCGGTGGTTTTCTAAAAGACTTCTCAATTGAAACAATTGGTCCTTATCCAGGTGACGACGGTATATATTACAATGCTAAACTTATTGGATTATCAGCAGTTGTCAAAGGAAATAACAAGTCTGCAACATTAAGCAAGGTTGTTAAAAATTCAATTGATGAAGCTGAAAAGATAGGGTTAGATACAAATGTTCTCAAAAAGGAATATTTGGATATTGACAAAAGTCAAAAAAAATGTAATAAATTAACTATGAATAAAATCAAAATCATAAACAATCGTAGTTTTGACATCACCGTTAACTACGTCAAGAAAAATGGTGAGAAAATTGAAAAAGTGTTAGCTCCAAATGCTTATATTATGGTTGCTAAGAATTATGTTAAAGAAGTAGAAGATCAAATTAACAATGCTGTTGAGCCACAAGATAATTCAGTAGCAGATGCTGTTAAAAATGCAGTTGCTCCTTTACTCGATAAGGTTGCTGAACTTCAAAAGAAAATTGAAACTAATTCTGCAAAAGAACCATCATTCCAAGTTAAAAACGTTTCCAATGACATCAAAGGGATGGATTGGAGAGAAAGACATGGTAAACAAATCAATCTCGCTTGGGATATGTTAAAAAATAACAGCTCAGAAGCTGCTAAAAAACTTGAAGATATTAACAAATTCCACGTTGAAAAATTACAAGAAGCTGGTGTTGTTAGCAATACAGTTACAATCGCTGACTTTGGTAACTTTGTTATATCTCCTGAATTGATTAAAGAAATTGAGGGTCACCGATCAGACTATTCTGATTTATTATCCAAACTTGATTTTAGAGAAACATTATCTCTCCAAATGGCTTGGTTAAAGAGAAGTGGTGATATAGCCATGACCGAAGTTGATACTTGCGATACTGGTGATAGTGGAAACTTGAAACCAATTAGCGAATATACCGCTGAAATCCAAACCTCAAACTTACACGAACTTGCTGCTGTAACTCCAGTATGTAATGCTGCTACTAG